ATTTTTCACATCTACCAGATGATCTCTGGTTTGCTGATCTTATGTTCTTGTTATTATTGTAGGGAGGTACATAGAATTCTTCTAAATCTTCTGCTTCATCATCTCCATCAGCCCGGGCTTGTTGTTTGATAGCCAATTCTTCTGCATCTTCATCAGGTTCTACGCCATTATCTAGTAAGAAATCTTCTAAAGACATTACTTCAAAATCATTAGACATGCCGTCATTAGAACCATCTGAGCGTCCTTGAAACTTTGCTGTGGTTTTTACTAAATCTGACGTTACACCCGGATTCGCTTCGGGTAAATTAGATTTGACATTACCCTCACTTTCGTTTATAATATTCAGTATGTTTCGTATATCATGCATATGTTTTATTTTCCATCACTTTATAAGAGTATTTATCAATGTTTACAAATAACAATATTAAAAGAATTGGCTTCGCATGTAAATGGTCAGAAATCAATCACAAGCAACAAATGGTTTCTACTGAGGGTCTCAATACGGGTTCCACTACACTCACGTGGTTACGTAATAATCCTGATCTCGCAGAACAAAAAATGTGGGACATCATGGAGCGTAATCTGACTAATACATACAATCTTGTATCTAAGGTCGCTACATTACCCCAATCATTACGTATGGTACGTCTAACTAGTGACATGCTATGTGGCTACAGTCATCCTGAATTCGCATACTTCTACAAACAGACTGACGTTCGTAATCGTATGGAGCAACTATGTGCGCCTATCGGTGAAGTTGCACGTGCTAACAACGTTAGACTATCTTTTCATCCAGGTCAATTTACAGTTCTTGCATCAGCAAGTGAAGGTATAGTAAATAACAGCATTGAGGAATTTGAGTATCATGTGGATATGGCAAGGGCAATGGGATACGGCAAGTCATTTCAGGACTTTAAAATCAACGTACACATCTCAGGACGTAAAGGTCCCCAAGGTATCATCGATGTCTTACCCAGACTTTCACCCGAGGCACGCAACACGATCACGATCGAAAACGATGAAATGTCATGGGGCCTTGACGCAAGCCTCGAACTCGCCGATCATCTTGCACTCGTTTTGGACATACACCATCACTGGGTCAAAGACGGAGAATATATTCTATCAACCGATGATCGATGTAAACGTATAATTGATTCATGGCGTGGTGTTCGTCCTGTCATTCATTACTCAGTATCACGTGAGGATTATCTTGTAGGTCATAACATTGATCAAAAGCCCGACTTAAATACTTTACTAGAATCAAATCACAAGAAACAAAAACTTAGGGCTCACTCTGAATACTACTGGAACAATGCAGTCAATGACTGGGCACTGGATCATCTATCATGGGCAGACATGATGTGTGAGTCTAAAGCAAAAAATCTTGCGTCCTTCCAGTTACATGATAAGTACTTAGAGAGGAACTAAATGTTAGATAAAATCAAAAGCATGTTCGGTCAGAAAAAACCCGAACCAAAAAAGAAATCAGCGCCTAAACTTTCTGAGAAAGAAAAAGCAACTAGAGCCGGGGAGCCTTGGGTATCTATTCTGAATGTAGATATTAATCCTGAGGATATCAACAACGGTGCTTTTGAAATGGATTGGAATGATAAGTTTGTATTAAATCTTATCAAAGCAGGTTATAAAGAAAAAGAAGATGATAACGATGAAAAAATTGTCGACAGGTGGTTTCAACAAGTATGTCGTAATATTGCATTAGAAGTGTATGAACAAGATCAAGCAGATCCATACAATCGCAAAGACAAAGACCCAATTACTGGTGCAGACATGAGAGTTGTTACTAGCACAGATTTGGGTGACGGAAGATCAGAGGTAAGTTAGTATGTATGATATAAGTGAAAAAGGTCAGAAACAATTTAAAAGAGTAGAGTATCTACTATGGGGATTATATCCTATGATTGTTTGGATGTTTTGGATGATTGATTAATGGAAACAATAGTATTCTGTAAAAAATATCAAGAGGAACTACCAGCAATGTCCTTTCCACCTTTACCAGGACAAGCAGGTAAAGACTTATTAGAAACTGTATCTCAGAAAGCATTTGATGCATGGAAGTCACATCAAACCACTCTTATCAATGAACGCAGAATGGACTTATCTAACCCTGAGACTAGAGCATTTTTAATAGAAGAAATGTATAAGTTCTTTGATAACAAAGAAGTAGCACAAGCAGAAGGTTTTGTCGAGCCTACAAAAGACTCTGGTGTACAAGCATATATTCCGCCTACCCCTCCCCCAATTATTTAATTTACCCTTTTTACCCATAAAGGCTTGCAATCTGCTAAGTTATTGCGTATAATACACTCATATTATGATAAATAAGAGTACTGGTATATGAAATACGCACTAATAGACACAATGAATACATTCTTTCGTGCCAAGCATGTTGCATCACGTAATGCAGATACTTGGGAAAAGATAGGCATGGCATTGCATCTGACTCTAGGGTCAGTCAACCAAGCAGTTCGTAACTATGGTGTCGATCATGTAGTCTTTTGTTTAGAAGGTCGTTCATGGCGTAAGGATTTTTACACGCCTTACAAGGCAACACGTAAAGTCAAAGAACAAGACATGACTGAGGCTGAGGTCGAAGAGAGCGAAATGTTCTGGGAGACTTATCAATCATTAATTGATTTCTTATCAGAGAAAACTAATGTAACAGTTTTACGTGATCCTAATGCTGAGGCTGATGATTGTATAGCACGATTCGCCGCACTACATCCAGATGATGAGCATATCATTATCTCAACTGACACTGACTATCTACAATTGTTATCAGAGTCTGTTCATATGTATAACGGTGTTACTAGACAATTAATTACTATCGATGGCTATTTTGATGATAAAGGTCGTCCAGTCATTGACAAGAAGACTAAAGAACATAAGACACTAGAAGACCCTCAGTATCTATTGTTTGAGAAATGTATGCGTGGCGACACTAGTGACAATGTGTTTAGTGCATATCCAGGTGTACGTAAGAAGGGCACTAAGAACAAGACAGGTCTATTAGAAGCATTTGCTGATAAAGACAAAGGTGGATTCAACTGGAACAACATCATGTTACAACGTTGGACTGATCACAATGATGTCGAGCATAGGGTACGTGATGATTATGAACGCAATCGTACACTGATCGATCTTACAGCACAGCCTAGATTATTCAGAGATAATACTGACATTGTTGTAAAGAAAGGCGTCAATGATAAGAAGGAAGTAGCACAAGTTGGTGTGCATTTTATGAGGTTCTGTGGGAAATATGAACTTAACAGAATCAGTGATCAAGCAGATAGTTATGCTAAATGGTTGAACAAATCATACCAAGGAGCATTAATAAATGAATAATAACTCAAAAGGAGACAAAATGATATTAGATGTAGAATTAACAGCAAAGCCAATCACAGACGGTGAATTTTGGATATTGACTGACGGTAAAAACAAAGTAGGAAATGTATCTGCAAACATCGAAGGATATGGTGTTAATTTAGCTGGACAAAGTTTTCAATTCAGTACTACTGATGAGATCATAAAAAATACTAAAATTAAATTTGTCACACCTGAAGTATCTAAAACAACTTTAGAAGTTCCTTACCCTGAATACCCTTGTCCAAACAAAACGTTTAATTCAGTATTTGACGTAGCACGAGGATTACATGTCTTTACAAAGACTGAAAAGTCTAAATGTTTTCATGCCGCAGGGTATTTTGTCGTTGAACATAACAACACAACAGAAGTAATTTTCTGTCCAAAGTATATTTTCATTCAACGTTATCCTTATTCAGGACCTTATAAAACAAAAATTGAAGCACAAAGTCAGATAAATATATAGACATGTTACATATTAAATCGTTTTTTAATAAAATGACTGTAATGGAAAGTAAACAATCTAATACTTTGGTAATGACCAAAGATGATGCACGAGGTTTGCGAGACGATATTAGTGTACTGTTGGCAGACTTACATGAGTTAAGCAAAGAAGAAATTGAGAATAGAAATGAAGAAACGATTGATATACAGGTTAAAGGCGGATCTTTCAAATGAGTAGAAACCAGC